TGGCATGGCCAGCAAGCCAGTGAAAACAGGCACAGACGGCGGCGGTCATCACGACGCAGCACCTTACCGCAACAGTACCAAAGAGCTGATTGGCAAAGTTGGCAACAGCCCTTCTCAATCAACTCAACAACCCAAACCTGCTACCAAGCCACACTTGGCTCAGGCCTCTGGTGTGAACACCAAGAGCCCACTGCCGGGCGGACGTAAGGGTTAATCGGATGTCGTCAAGATATCTCAGAGAAGATCTTACATTTAATCAAGCTAACATCCAGGTCTTGGAAGAGGCCGATGTTAGCGGGGGTAAGAATCTCTACCTCAAAGGTATTTGCATTGAAGGCGACAAACGCAATGCCAATGAACGCATCTACCCACGCCACGAAATACTCAAAGCTGTAGAAACCATCAACGAGCAGATCCGCAACGGAAATTCCGTTTTAGGTGAAGTGGACCATCCAGACGATCTCAAGATAAACTTGGATCGTGTGTGCCATTCTGTAGAAGGCATGTGGATGGACGGACATGCTGGTTGTGGCAAGCTCAAAATTCTACCCACTCCCATGGGGAATTTGGTCAAAACTCTACTGCAATCTGGCGTGAAACTGGGTGTGAGCAGCCGAGGATCAGGTAATGTTGACGACAGAACAGGACATGTAAGTGACTTTGAAATTGTCACTATAGATGTGGTTGCCCAACCCAGTGCTCCCAATGCATATCCCACAGCCATTTATGAAGGACTCATGAACATGAAGTACGGTCATAAGGTCATGGAAATAGCCAAAGAGGCTGGCAAGGATGACAAAGTAAAGAAGTATCTTGGTCGGGAAATCAAACGCCTGATTCAAGAACTTAAAATCTAAGGAGAGACAAGCATGTTTGATGCTATTAAACCATTGCTAGATAGCGGCTTGATCAACGAGGATGTCAGCAAAGAACTCAACGAAGCTTGGGAATCAAAGTTGACAGAAGCTCGAGAACAAGTGCGTGCAGAACTCCGCGAAGAGTTTGCACAACGCTATGAGCACGACAAGTCAGTAATGGTAGAAGCCCTAGATAAGATGGTCACAGAAGGTCTAGCAGGAGAATTGGCACAGATTGCTGCTGAAAAGCAAGCATTAGCTGAAGATCGTGTGAAGTTTCAAGGCAAGATGAAAGAGTCAGCCACCAAGTTTAACAACTTCTTGGTTACCAAACTTGCCGAAGAAATTTCTGAACTGCGCAAAGACCGCAAAATGCACACCGAAGGAGTTGCCAAACTTGAGAACTTTGTGGTGCATGCTCTAGCTAAAGAAATCACAGAATTTGCCAAAGACAAGCGCGATGTTGTTGAAACAAAAGTGCGTCTGGTACGCGAAGCCCGTGACAAGCTAGAAGGACTCAAAGCCAGATTCATCAAAGAATCTGCTGCAAAAATGAGTTCTGCTGTGAGCCGTCATTTGAAGGCCGAACTGAATCAACTTCAAGAAGATATCCGTGTTGCTCGTGAGAACAGCTTTGGACGTAGAATTTTTGAAGCATATGCAGCTGAATTTGGTGCCACTCATCTCAATGAGAAGGCCGAAGTTCGCAAGTTGCATGATCTGATTGCACACAAGGACAAGAAATTGTCTGAAGCAATCAAACTCACCGAGAAAGCCAAAGTCTTGGTTGAGAACAAGGAACGCGAACTGCGTGTGATCAAAGAAGGCAACGAGCGCGAATCAACTATGCGCGAATTGCTGAGCCCTCTTAACAAAGAGAAGCAAGAAGTCATGCGTAATTTGTTGGAAAGCGTGCAAACACCACGTTTGAAAAGCGCTTTTGAAAAGTATCTACCAGCAGTGCTGGAAGACCGTTCAGTGAAAGCCCGCAAGGTGATCGCAGAACAGGTATCCGCAGTAACCGGTGATAAGACAGCTCCGCAAAAACTACAATCTGAAGAAGATCGCAGCAATGTGATTGATCTGAAGAGACTGGCTGGACTGTAAAACAAAAATTTTAGGAGACTTAAATGTCAATGGAATTACTTGAAAGTCGCTGGGGCGAGACCAAAGAAGCTCTGCTTGAAGGTCTCAATGGTACCAAGCGCAATTCGATGAGTGTTATCCTGGAAAACACCAAGCGTTACTTGAAAGAGAACGCCAGTGCAGGTAGCACCGCTTCTGGCAACATTGCCACACTGAACCGTGTGATTCTGCCAGTGATCCGTCGTGTGATGCCAACTGTTATTGCTAACGAGTTGGTTGGCGTTCAGCCAATGACTGGCCCAGTGGGTCAAATCCACACTCTGCGTGTACGTTATGCACAGAGCTTGACTGATTCTTCTGCTGCTGCTACTTCTGTCACAGCTGGCCAAGAAGCATTGAGCCCATTCACTATTGCTACTGCATATTCTACAGTACCAAAAGACACAGCAACAGCAACAGCTTACACTGGTGGCAACACAGCTACCATGGAAGGCACTGGCGGTAAGCAGATCAGCGTTCAGATTCTGAAACAAGCTGTTGAAGCCAAGACCCGCAAGCTGCAAGCTCGTTGGACTTTTGAAAGTGCTCAAGACGCTCAAGCCATGCACGGCATTGACGTTGAGGCCGAAATCATGGCTGCTCTGGCACAAGAGATCACAGCTGAAATTGACCAGGAAATCCTGTTGAGCCTGCGCTCACTGGCTAGTACTGAGTTCACTTACAACCAGGCTACCGTTTCTGGTACAGCCACATTCGTTGGTGACGAACACGCCGCTCTGGCCGTGTTGATCAACCGTGTTGCTAACCTGATTGCTCAGCGTACACGTCGTGGTGCTGGTAACTATGCAGTGGTCAGCTCTGCTGCCCTCACCGTGCTGCAAAGTGCTACCACTTCTGCGTTTGCTCGCACAACCGAAGGTACTTTTGAAGCTCCTACCAACACCAAGTTTGTTGGTACACTGAACGGCTCAATGAGAGTGTTTGTTGACAGCTATGCTGCTGACACCACTCCTGTGCTGGTTGGTTACAAAGGTAGCTCAGAAGCCGATGCTCCAGCATTCTACTGCCCATACATTCCTCTGATGAGCAGTGGTGTTGTTCTGGATCCAACCACATTCGAACCAGTCGTGAGCTTCATGACTCGTTACGGATACATCGAACTTACCAACACTGCCAGCAGCTTTGGTAACGCCGGTGACTACGTGGGTGAGATCGCCGTCAGCAACCTCAGCTTCAGCTAATCCACTCATTGGATTGCAAGCAACAAAAAGGCCCTTCGGGGCCTTTTTTACTGGCATCAAACAAATAGCCATTGAAAAGCCTGTGCATCCAAGCTGGTCATGCAAGGAGGAGCACAGGCAGATATATTAGCTTAACGACCTAAATTAAAGTTTGCATAGATATTTATCTAACACTGCTATTGTAGCAGTTACACTTTGAACCACGACAGATATTGGGCAACTTTCTTGGTTACACTAGCCCAATCGTCTTGAGCAGGCTGTCTAAACAGTCTGGCTGTGCTGTACCAGGGCGAGTCATCGCGATTTAGTAGATATCGCCAGTCTGTGCCGAACCAATTCAACATAATCCAAGTGGGTCGACCCAGTGCACCACTGAGGTGCGCCACTGCGGTATCCACAGATATCACCACATCCATGGCCATGATCAGGGCAGCACTGTCAGCAAAACTTTGAATTGATCCTGGAAATCTGCTGACGCCAGCAGCAGCCAAAGCTGACTCTTGTTCTTGGTCAGCATCAACTTGAAGATTGATCCATTCATACTGCGGATGGGTTTTGATCAGCTCCAGCATGGTTTCAAACGGCATGCCTTTGTGTTCGTTGAGCCAGTTGTCTTTGCGACCGCTCCAACAAAAGCCCACTCGCATGCGAGTTTTTGGACCCAATCGTTGTAACCACTGTTGTTGTAATTGCATATTGGCATTGAGATAGTTTACTGGTCTGGGCAAGTTTTCCAGCGTGATGCCCATGACACCAGGAATACTCATGATTGGTACCCAGTAATCAAAGTCGCCCACATCGTCGCCATATCTAGCAATGGTCTCTAGCAACGGACTGCCAGCCAGCAACGGTATCAATGGTTCAGTTATCTTTAGTTTGATTTTGGCTCCCATCACATGTAGGTTATAGAGAAATCTACAGAATTGAATGTTGTCGCCGTGTCCTTGCTCACCTTCGACTAGAATGGTTTTGCCTTTGAGATCTTGGCCAGTCCAGCGTGGTTGACTGTGTTTGGGCAGTGTACCCGCCAGGTGTTCATAGTTCCAACGAGTTTCATACTGTTGCCAACCCTCTTGGTATCGTCCTATTTGCAACAATGCCACAGCCAAGTTGAATTGAGCCGTAACCGATGTTGGTTCCAGGGCAATGGCATGCTGTAAGAAAGGCAATGCTCTAGCAGGCTGTCCGCATTCTCTCAGCACATTGCCATAGTTGTTCCAGGCCGCTGCTGACTCAGGATCTTCTACAAAAGCTTGCGCATAGCATTTGAGTGCTTCACGGGGCTGGTGTTGTGCTCGTAATTGGTTGCCTTGTGCAATTAAGTTGTTAGTGTCCATGGTGATATTTAATGCCGCACAAGATTGTTTTAAACATTTTTTATAAATATACAGTTCGCAATACGGCGACTTATGCAGGTAGCCCCTGCGTAGCGGCTAAAACCCGCATTGGGCTTCTTTAAGGAGAAAACAAATGGCAAGAGCTCTAAAAATTCAAAAGTATGGTACCGCTCAAGGTATCACTATCAATTCCAATGGCACAGTGAACCAACCAGCTGCGGCTGTGCCTGTGGACCAAGGTTATCCTAATTTTGGATCACTGACCAACCCAGTTTACAATTCTGCTGACACACTCAGTGCTGATGATTTCATTGGCGTAGTGGGCGGCAACAGCAGCACAGCTACCACTACAAGTTATCCAATTATTCTGCCACAGGTCAACATCAGTTTGGCTGACGGAACTGATACCACTGCTGGTAACGGACGTATCATCCGTCAAAAAGGTTCACACAAGTTCTTAGTGGCCTATGTGGCCAGCACCACCGCTGACGGCAGCTTTATTGTAGGCCAAGCCTATCAAATTGTCAGCACTGGAACCACTGTCTGGGCCAATGTGGGCGCAGGCCGCGACACAGTGGCAGCAGGCGACATTTTTACTGCCACAGCAGCCAACGGTGGCGGCGACGGCACTGCATACCCTGTGGGAGTATGTGTGTTGTCCAACACTGGCACACCAGCAGCTGGTTTCATGAGCATTGAATACTCTGTGGGTGACAGCTCTGCGGTTTATGCCAGCTATATCACAAACAAGTGGATTCGCGACTGGAACGGCATGACCTATGGTAACTACAGCAACAGTAATTTTGGAACCAATATTCAATCTGGTGAAAACTTCTATCCTGTGAACTTCTTCACTGACGAAGGCACTGTGACCTGGAGTGGTGCAGAAATCATCAATGGTGCCGAAGCGCAGAACGGCAGTCTGCAATTGGCACAGGTGGTCAAAGCAACATCTTAATTTTGATTTGACCCCAAAATCCTCTCAGCTACATACTGAGAGGATTTTTTTTATGAGCATAGCTTTTGTATTAGGCAATGGAATCAGTCGGCAAGGCATCAGTTTGGATCAGCTTGGTCAGCGCGGCCCAGTGTATGGTTGTAATGCTTTGTATCGAG